GGTGGGGATGTGTCCGCTACCGAGGTGGATGGACGTATCGGCCAGGCTAAGAAGGTCATTGACAACGCTGACCCGAACATCAAGAACAGCCTGGTGGGCCTGTATGGGGTGGGCATGTCAGACATGCTGGGCTATGTACTGGCACCGGAGACTGCCCTTGAGGTGGTGCAGCGCCGCGTGAACGCAGGCTTCGCTACTGGTGTGGCTCGTGGCCAGGGCATTGACCTTGGCTCTATGGGTGACACGAGCCTTGCTGAGCAGATCGGTGATCTCACGTTCGGTGATGAGCGGACGTTGCGGTCGCAGTTTGATGCTATCGGCGGGCTGGCGCGTTCGACGCGCCGACTGTCAGGCATTGACCAAGAGCGGGTTTCTGACCGTGACGTGGTGAAGGGCGAGTTCGGTATCGACGCTCAGGCTGGGCAGCGGGTGAAGAAGATGCAGTCGCGTGAACGTGCACGCTTCTCCGGCCAGTCGTCAACTACTTCCGGCACTTTGTCGGGCGGTGGCATTTAGCCACCGGGGGGTGAATGGACAGTTGGATCGCTTAGCCCGCTGACGGCGGCGAACCATAACCCAGGTTCGATTCCTGGCACCTCCACTCCGCAACAAGACCGACCGGCCCTTGTGCGCGTATTGAGCCCGGTAGCAGAAGCCAGCCCCACCCCCCAGTGGTGCTGTGGTCTGCGTTCATCTCATAACAGTTAGGGAGTGCCATGTCAGGCATTGAGGACGACTACGACGATTACGACGACGAGTTCGGCGGGGACGCTCGCGGCTCCGATAACAACGTCCTTCGGGAACTGCGTAAGCAGAACCGTGCGAAGGAGAAGCAGATCAAGGAGTTGACTGAGCGGCTTACTGGGCTGGCTCAGCAGACTCGTGAACGTAGCGTCAAGGATGTTCTCGCGGCTAAGGGCTTGAGCCCGAAGATCGCAAAGTTCATTCCCGAGGACATGACCTCTGAGGAGGATGTGTCGGCTTGGGTTGAGGAGAACGCCGAAATCTTCGGCGGTGCTCCTGCGCCTGTGGATTCTGATGGTGAGGCGGGTGGCCCTGATCTTTCGGGGCTGACGCAGATTAGCCAGATGCAGTCCACGGGGCAGCCATTTGACGGGGACTCCGATCAGGTGGCTGCACTCATCCGTAGTGCCCGCACTCCGGAGGAGTTGAACAAGGTGATCTTCGGAACCACTCAGGGTCCTGACGCCTTCTAGTTCGTTTCATTTCTGACTACTACTTCACTGTTAGGAGGTGAAGAACTGTGGCTTACACAAGTACAACTGCTGTTGCTGGTCTTGTAAAGGCAGCGTATGACCGTTACGTGGAGTTCGCTCTGCGTTCGCAGCCGCTTATGCGGTCGCTCGCGGACAAGCGCCCTGTCCAGCAGGCTATGCCTGGCTCGTCGGTCGTGTTCTCCATCTACAACGACCTGGCTACGGCCACGTCCACTCTCACTGAAACCACTGATCCGGATGCCGTTGCGCTGTCCGACATCAGCACGGTGTCGGTGACGCTCAATGAGTACGGCAACACCGTGCTGCAGACTCGCAAGTTGGGTGAGTTCGCTTTCAGCGACATCGACCCCGCTGTTGCGAACATTGTGGCGTTCAACATGGCTGACTCGCTGGATGCCGTGGTCAACACGGTTCTCGTGGGTGGCACGAATGTTGAGTACGGCACGGGTGGCGCTTCGACCCCGACCTCCACTGTGAGTGTTGCGGCTGAGGATGTCATCACTGCGGCTGACGTTCGCAAGGTTGTTGCGAAGTTGCGTGCGAACAAGGCTGTTCCTCGTGAGGGACAACTGTACGCGGCCTACGCACATCCGGAGGTCACGCACGACCTGCGGGCCGAGACTGGCAGCGGATCGTTCGACGACATCCGTAAGTACACCGAGGGCAACGTCGGCAACATCCTTGGTGGTGTCGTGGGTGTCATGCACGGTGCATACTTCGTGGAAACCCCGCGTGCGTTCACGGCGAACGATGGTGCTTCTAGCATCAAGGTGTACCGCACGATTGTTGCTGGCCAGCAGGCGCTCGCTGAGGCGACCGCTGTTGAGCCCGGCGTGGTCATCGGTCCCGTGGTCGATCGTCTGATGCGCTTCCGCCCGATCGGCTGGTACTCACTGCAGGGATGGGCCCGCTACCGCGAGCCCGCTCTGTACCGCATTGAGTCTTCTTCCTCAATCGCATAGCACGTCCGCTGAGGGGCCGGGGTTCACAAGACCCCGGCCCTTTGGCATCCCCCGCTTTTCTGTAAACCCCGGCTAAATAGGAGAACACGTGGCCGACAATCTCACCAACACTGCCGAGAACAAGATGCTTGATGCTCTTGTCGGCACCGCCTCCTACTCGGCTGACACGCCGATCAAGTTGGCCCTGGTGACCGCTAATGGCAACGATGCCACTGCGGGCACTGAGGTGTCTGGCGGATCGTATGCACGGCAGAACATCACCTTCTCTGCCGCATCAAGTGGCTCAATCAGCAACGACGCCGTAGAGACTTTCACCAACATGCCCACGTGCACTGTGGTGGGCATTGAACTGTGGGACTCCGCTGGCACGCCTTCGCGCCTCGCCTACGGCTCACTCACTGCCAGCAAGGCGCTCACTTCCGGCGACACCCTTGAGTTCGCTATCGGTTCGATTACCCTGTCCCTGTCCTGATGCGTGACATCACCAGCAGGGTAGTTGACCTGCTGGGTGTCGGCCTCACAAGCAGCGGGCAGGCAAGCCTCACTTCGGACACTGCCCTGTCTGCGGCTGGCACCCGGAAGGCTCTTGGTGCTGCGGGACTCACTGTTGAGTCCGATCTGCAGGCGTCGGCTAGGGCGACACTGTTTGTGTCGATCACCGCCGACTTCGATGCAGTGCTGGCTGGTTCGGCTAATGCCACGTTCCGCTCCCCCGCCTCAGCCCTGGCGGCTGAGTCTGCGGTCACAGCGGACGGTGCGGTGCTGTTCGGTGGCTCATCAGCCATGACGGCTGACAGTGCGGCTACTGCTACCGGCGTGCGTAAAGCACTAGGTGCGGCTGACCTGGCAAGCAACACCGGCTCAGTGTCAGCGGGTGTGCGTGTCACGTTCGCCACTGCCGCTCTCACGGGCGATGTGGCGGCCACGTTTACGACTGGCCAGCCAGTGAAGATCCGCTTCGGTGAGGCATCCCTTGAGGGCGACCTGGCCACCATGGAAGGCACTGCGTTCATTCGCAAGTTCGGCACGGCCAGCATGAGTGCTGAGGCCACCGCCTTTCAGGCCACTGCCTCGCCTGTATTCCGGCTGCGTATGGCTTCGGCTAAGCGGTCCATCACGGATGACTGGCTGCTCAAGCGTTACCCCATTGACGCTGGCCTGTCGCTGATCGTGAAGAACGGTGTGGTCACTGAGGTGGAGGTTCCGTCGCAGACGGAACTGGCTGAGGCTGACTACTACTTCTTGGGTGGCCGCAACAACCCGATCACCCCGGCGCAGCGGGCAACCCTGATTGCTGCAGGTTTCGGTTCCTACATTGAGGAAGACTAGATATGGCTTGCCGATCTGGCTGCCCCACGCAGGATCACCGCTCGTGGGCTGAGTGCGCTAAAGCATCGAACATCAGTGTGACTGCGGTGATCAACAGCCCGAAGCAGGGCATGTTTGAGCAGACGAAGCGGGAACTGTCCGCGTATCAGGCTCTTCGTAAGGATGGCATCCAGCCGGAGGGCACGACGATGGACAAGATCACGGCTGCACGTCAGGCAACTGAACGGCTTGGCCGTGCCTATAACGCGGAGAAAGATCCGCCTGCCCATCTGATTACCTCTAAGGCTGCTGCGGCTTACGTGAAGGCGGGTGACTCGTGAGCACGTTCACTGAAATGGTGGATCAGACGCTCCTGTACCTGTCTGGTTTCACGACGCTGCAGGATCAGTCCACGCATTTGACTGCGAACCTGACGAACAATGGCACGACCTTCGCGGTTGCTGACACGTCCGCTATTAGCCGGGGCATCATTGAGGTTGGCTCCGAGTTGATGTGGGTGGACTCGGTGGACACGCAGAACAATCTGGTGACTGTCGCGCCTTATGGGCGCGGCTACCGTGGCACCACCGCAGCGGCACACTCTTCTGGTGCCCGCGTGGTCACGTCACCGCTGTTCCCCAGGACTTTGATCAAGCAGGTGTTGAACGAGTCCATCAGGGCCGTGTACCCGGACCTGTTTGGGATCGGCTCCACAGAGATCACGTTCTCCCCTGCGATCCTCACCTACCCGCTGCCTGTGGGTGCGCAGCAGGTGATGGCTGCCTCGTGGCGCACTATCGGCCCCACTCGTGAGTGGATTCCACTGCGCCGCTGGCGCGTGGACAGGCAGGCTGCCCCGTCCGTGTTCACGTCCGGTGTGACTATCAGCGTGTACGACATGGTGGTGCCTGGCCGACCCATCAGGGTCGTGTTCTCTAAGCAGCCCACCACGATGACTAATGATTCTGATGACTATGTGACGGTCACTGGCCTACCGGCTTCTTCTGAGGATGTGATCCGCCTGGGGGCGGCTTACCGACTGGTGCCGTTCTTCGACACCCCGCACTTGTCGGGCATGTCCGCTGAGGCTGACTTCTCTTCCAACATGCGGCCCGTGGGTGGCTCTAGCCAACTGGGCCGCTACATGCTGCAGATGTATCAGATGCGTTTGCAGGAGGAAGTGAAGCGTTTGCAGGAACTTTACCCGATCCGTAGCCACTACACCCGCTGAGAGGCACGATGCCAAGAAGGTATTACTCAAGTACGGCTGCTAGGACAACTCTCTCTAGCGGCATCAACTCTAGTGTCACGTCGATCACTGTGGCTTCTACGTCAGGGTTTCCTGCGAGTTTCCCGTACACGCTGATCATTGACCAAGACCTTGTGACCGAGGAAATTGTTACGGTCACTGCGGCATCTGGTACTACGCTGACAGTTACTCGTGGCGTGGACGGCACGAGTGGCGTGTCTCACAGTGCCAGTGCCCCCGTGAATCACGGCGTTTCGGCCCGTGACTTCGATGAGCCTAATGCGCACGTTAACGACACGTCTACGGACGTTCACGGGCAGTACGTCCTAAAAGCCCTAGTTGACGCCAAGGGCGACCTC